AATCTGTATATCAAATTGTATGTTATGCAGGTGGATCAAATCTAGAAACTAGAATTAAGAATGCTATGAATCTAGCCGGTGATATTCAAAAAGCAATAACTTCAGATCGTACACTAGGATTATCAGGATTAACTCAAGATGTAATTGTTAATTTTACTGCTCTTGATGGTGAGGAATATGGTATATCTAACACAGGGATCTCATTATTAGAGGTGAGAGTATCCCATCAATCTCAATTCGGTGTATAGATGACTTGGTATAAACAGAATTTTAAAAGAAGAATGCCTATAGCTATTGATACAAGTCTTGTAGCATCCGGATCTGTACAGTTTGAGATTACTATTCCTACTTATTGGGATGACTTTTGGAGCAATGTTAGATCAGACGGGTTTGATGTTCACATGGTTGATCAGAATGGTTTGATTCTAACTTTTCAAAGAGTATCATGGAATACTACAACGAAACTAGGATTGTTTAGAGCAAACTATGGAACAGTAAAGGCCGCAAATGTTATTCATTCAACCTTTGTATATTGGGATGCTTCAGACGAAAGTTCTGATTCATCTTCAACGGTTGGATCTTCTTCTCCTGTTAATGGAAGAGTCTATCTGGGTGCCCCATTTGGCAACATTGTTAATCTGCAAAGTAGATCGGGGCTGTCTACCGTACCCACTACGATATTTCAGAAAGATCCCGATGAGGTTGTAGATGTATGGTTTCCTATCTCTCAGTTACTCGCGCCTTCTCAACTTCCGATTAATGAAAGACTTGCATTTTTATTTGTAAATTATATCAATATGCAAGTGTTAGATAGTTCAGGAGCAAATCAAACAGGAATGTATAGTCTAACAAATGTTAGAATAATTAACGGTTGGGTTAAGTTGAGAGTATCAGCAGGATCAGACAATGCTGATTATGTAATCCGTTTAATATTACAAGATACAAATACTCAAACATTTGTATTATCAAATCTTTTACAAGTTAGAAAATTACTACCATCTTAGGAGGTCATCATGCCATTACAATTCGGTCGCGGTGCATTTATAAAATTAGGAGAAGAATCAACATATGGAACCATAGCAGGAGCCATGGGTGTTGATAATAGAATCATATCAGCATCTTTTCAGAAAACACAAGAGAAGGAAAGAAAAACACATTTATCACAATCCGGTGGTGGTGGTTTTCAAAATGGTCATTTTGAGGCATTCTTAAACTGTGGAGGCTCTATTGATCTTCCTTTGCTTTACGAAGGAACAGGAATGTTAATTAAGGCGGCTGTAGGTAATGCAACAACTTCAGGAGGTGGACCTACTTATGAACATCTTTATATTCCAACAGCAGACGGTACAGTCCCATCTTTATCTATTGCTCTTCAAAGAGGTACAGGAATCAGCAATTCAAAAGAAATCTTCTTAGGTTGTAAGGTTGCAAGTATGAATATCTCAGGATCGGCAGGAGAAGAGATCACTGCTTCATTTGAAATCATTGCACAGGATTCACAATCTAGAGCAGCTGCATTAACTTCTTCATTTGGAAGTGGTAAACAAATGTTTCATTTTGAATGCGGTAATCTTTCATACAGTGGAAATAACTTTGCAATGAAGTCTTTTGAATTCACACTTGATAACAAACTTGAAAGAAGAAATGTATTGGGTGACAAGAAAACGTTGGAGCCAGTTGTATCTGACGTTAAGGACGTTACATTATCCGTTACTCTAGAGATGGAAGATAATCTATTGTTTGATAACTATCTAGCAGGAACTCAATCAGATGTAGTCTTCACCTTGACGAATAGTGATGGTGATGCCTGTGAAATAACAATCAGAAATGCTTATGTAGTTGATTATGATGATGCGATTAATACATTTGGGCCCATCGAAAGAACTATGACTTTTGTGGGTGAATCTGATGCAGTTGATGAAGCAATACAGATCAAAATAACAAATCAGCAATCTTCTGCTGTTGCTAATTAATGGATAAAAAACTACTACAGTATATCCTTAAAAAATGTCAAACTACCATCGAGATATTATCTAAAACAACTCCTTTAAACTATCAGCAACTTTATCAGGTTATTTATAGTGATAGAAGATTAAAGGATTATGAATTAGAGATATTAAACTTGTACTTGAAAAGGAAGACAGAATTAACAAATCACTATATAGATAAAAGGATCAATAAAATAAAGGACAGGAACAATGCAAATATTAAAGGAGATCGCTGAGGCATCTACGTTTCAAGTAGAATGCTTTGGGGGCAAATTGCTTATAGAAGGAAGAATCTTAACCGCTCCCGAAATAGAACAGATCGGGCTAGGTTCTTCTCTTTTGGCACAGGAGGTCTTGATGAATAACAAACAGCAAGGTCTTAGTAACATCGATCAGATAAGAGAAAAAGCAGATAAAGAAGGGATGGAAGGACTAGATGAAACAGAACTCCTTAGGCTTCTCGACTTTGCAAAATCGATTAGGCCTGAAACGATGGCGAGAATATCAGAAGATCAAGATAAGATTCTTTGCAAGGTTATCAAACGCGCTTCTCAAGATGGTGTAACCTGGGAGAATATAACTTTGTGTCATGCCATGGAACAAATGAATCCTGATAACAATGTTCTATGGGTAGGGGTATTCACTTCTGAAGATCGTAACAACATCATAAATAAGGCTATGCAAGGCCAACAGGAGGCAATAGAACGGTTACAACGATTTCAAGGATGATCCTAATTATGTATTTCTTATTGATCTTGTTGCTCGTACATATGGACAACTGCCTTCAGAGGTTCTTAGGTTGGACTTTGATGATCTGTATATATGCGTACATTGCATTATACAAAGGTCGAAACGGTTTAATAAGATTCTGAGGAAGCAAACCAAAGGAAAAAATAGCATGGTCTTTCCAATTATTAACCTCTCAGATCTTACCGATATGATATAATAGGATGCAAAGAGGTTATCATGGCTCAAAATCTAGTAGAGTATGTTTTAGACATTAAAACAAAAGCAGCTGAAAAAGGCATGAAAGCATTATCAAAGTCTGTAGATATCGCAGGCAAAGGTCTTGCAGGATTGAAAACAGCCGCTATTGCTGTCACAGGTGCAACGGTAGCCTTGACGGGTGCTGTAGGTGTAGCAGTAAAAGAAGTTACAGATTTGGTCAATGAATTAAATGATTTGTCTGTTAGATCTGGGCTTGCTACAGATACGATCTCAGGATTAAGATTTGCTTTGATTGCTTCAGGTCAATCAGCAGAAGGATTAAATGAAATACTTGGTGCTATCTCTGGACAGTTTTCACAACTATCTACAGAAGGATCAGCAGTTGAAAAGAAGTTTAAATCTTTTGGTATTGCTGTAAGAGATACAAATGGAGTTCTTAGATCAAACAATGATATTCTTCTCGATGTGATAAAGAATATTACAGGATTACAAGATCCATCTGAAAGATCTAGACGCGCTGTTGCTCTAGTTGGAGAGGCAGGATCTAAATTAAATCAAGCACTTGCAGCAGGTGACTTTGAAAAGTTTGTGCAATTAACAAATGAATTTGGTGTTAGAGTAGGACCAAAGGCAAGCACAGAAGCAGCAAATCTTCAAAGAAATATATCCGCATTGAATAGCATTCTAGCAGGAACGACACAAAGATTTACAGAGGCAATTGGAGGATCTGAAAGATTTAATCAAATACTACAAGTGTTGATCGGTGTTATGGGAGGTGTTAGTAGAGTAATAGAACAGAACAGTGTTTTCTTAGGTCGTTTAACAGATGCTATTTTTGAGGCAGGGACAGCATCTTTAGATTTTTTTGCAGGATTCTTAACAGGAACAAAATCAGCATCTCAGGGAATACAAGGTCTTGTAGAGAATATCTTTATAGTTGGACAAGCTATTCTTAGAGGCTTGATTATACCTCTTCAGGGTTTTGTATTTGCTGCTAGAAGTATGTCAGAGTTTTTAGATCTTGAAATGACACAATCATTAAAAAATCTAGAAGGCAGATTGCAAGAGTTGAATAGAAATTTGAATGTAAATGCTGATGAAGGATTTGTTAATTTTGCAAACTTCGGAGAGGCTTCTGCTGAAGTGTTAGATCTGCTATCTCAAACCTCTTTAAATGCTAGTTCTTCTCTTTCAAACTTCTCATCTAGTATGATAGAAGCAGGAGAAGAGACGAAACAAACAACAGAGAGAATTAGAACTCTTACAGATGTAGTTAATGATTTATTAGGTAGATTTATAGGTTTTGATGTATTGGGTATTCTTCAAGATGTTTCTTTGGTATTGAAGGGAATAGAAACTCTTGCACAAGGATCAGCAGATCGGATCGGTGGATTCATTAGAAATGTGGGTTTTGGTGTTGCAAATACTGTTTTTGATTTCCTTTTTGCTCTTCAAGATAAAGGACTCGATCGTCTTGCTGTATCAATCAATAAACTTGCAAATCCCCTTACTAAGATTGCTGATAAGTTTGCAAATGCAATTGGAGGATCAATAAAGGCTCTTTCAACGCAATCCGGAAAGATAGCAAATAAGTTTTCTGATATTGTCAAAGCAGGATCTGAAAAGGGTCTTGTAGGTGCTTTTCAAGCTTTAGGAACAGCCGGAAAAGTCGCAAGTGGTTTTGCTGCTGTTATATTTGGAGCAATAAAGATCGCTGAAGGTCTAGGGAAAAGAGGATCAACTGTTGCAGAGATAGAGAAGAGTGTTGAGGAAGATATTAGAGCAAGGGCAAAGGCTATAGAACTAGGTCTTCAGGCTCTTCCTAGAATACTCTTTAATGTACTACCTCCGATCCTTGTTGAATTTGTAGATCGTTTGATCTTTGGGCTACTCAAAGGATTCGCTGAGCAATTTAATAACGCGTTAAATGTTTTTAAGTCTCTTTTTACGAGAGAAGGAAGACAGGAGAGAAGAGAAGCCAGAGCATCTAGAACTCTTGAAGGGGTTGCAGAGTTCAATAGAAGATTAAATGTTTTATTTGGCATTGCATCCAAAAGGGGTGGCGGCCCATTTATTCCTTCCGCTAGAGGTGGCATCAAGTTTACCGGAGCAGACGAAGGATTAGCGATGTTGCATCGTGGTGAGTTTGTAGTCCCTGAAACTGGGCAGATGCCTCAAGCAGTTCAAAGAACAATGGGCATGGGTGGAAGTGGCATAAATATAACAATAAACGCGGCTGTTGTTGAATCAAATGCTGTTGATGAATTGGTAAGACAGATTGAAAGAAGGTTTCAAACATTCGGGTCTTCTACTTCTCCCTTATTTGGAGGTCGATGATGGGTAATGCAAAGTTTTATTATTTTCCTATTCCTGATGCTCGTACATTGGTAACGATAGACATGGGGGAACAACTGGGAGAGTTGTTTTCAGAGTATCAATATGATGTAGCAGAATCTATTTCACGAGGTGGAAGAAGATATCTATCTCACGGACTGCAAAGGGAATTTGTAACGATTCAACGCGATAGAATGCTATTAGGTGAAGATCTTGCAATGAAGTTAGAATCTATGCAGAACCATCTAGATCGAGGAGGTTATGTTTCCTTCTGTGCTGATTCTGATAAGGCATATATACACCCCTTTCTGAATACTCCCCAACAAAACTCCTTATCTCAGTTGTTAGGATCAAACCCTTTCAAAGATGTAACGGGTGCAAATATACCAACAGTAGGAGATTATATAACAATACAGACAAACTCACCGACATCTATTATAGAAAAGAAGAAGATCAATACAGTAGATGGTTCTTTTTCCTCTTCAACGGGTGGATCTCTTACAGTGTCTCCTCGAATGACATACACATATCCAGAAAGAGCATTTGCGAGATATTATAGATTTTGGCCTACATTGAGAAGAGCAGCCTCTGACATAGGACAGAACATCATAACAAATGAAGGAGGACGTTTATTTTCTCTTAATGTACGATTATATCTAGATACACATACATTATTTAACTTTCATTCTGGATTCGACGGTATTGATAGATCTCCTAACTTCAAACCTTCAGATGTTCCTGCCGCTTCAGGTGGTACAAATCCATTTTCAACTATTGGAGGAGTTGAGGAGTTTGGCCCTGAATTCATGCAACGTCAAAGAATACAACAATTTAAGGATATAGGTTAATGAGTTGGGATCTTGAATTTGTCGGGTCTTTGAACAGATCTTCTCTATATGTAAGATATAGACTAGAGTTTGTTGGTGTTCTCAATGCTTTAGGAGAACCCTTTTCTGTTGAGGATGATCAAGGGGTTATTCAGATCGCAAGGGGTTCAGTAAGAATAACGGGATCGAGGGTAATACCACAAAGATGGTCTGTGTCATTTGGTGGTTTCTCTCTTCAGTTATCAGGTGATATTAGATCAATACTTCCAAAGATGAGAAGAGGACAGATCGCAGTTCTTCAATGTTCGATTAATAGGCAAGGATTCAGAAACCTAGCAATAGGATCATTGGATACGATATCAGGCCAAAGAGGTCTATTCTCATTGGGATTCAAAGATCTATTATCTGCTTTGCAAACGTCACTTGATACGAGAGCAGGAACAGTTTTTTCAGATACAGATCCTCCTCATTTCTCTTTATTCTATGAGGTAGGAAGAACAACAACAACTACATCTACTTTTGGAACGGGTGATAGTACATTGAATCTAACAGACGCATCTTTTTTTAAGAAGCAAACAGGATCAAAGGGTATTGCTAGAATTACAAATGGAGCAGTAGACTTCTATGTATTTTGGACTAGTTCAACAAGTACAACTCTAACAATATCAGGAACAGCAACATATAACAATACAACTAGAGTATCAGCACCTTCAGGATCCACAGTTAAATATTGTGCTTGGCTTCAGGGTGAGCCTTACGAAATCCTTGCAAGCATTCTAACGAGTACAGGAACAGGAAACAATGGAGAGTTCGATGTTTATCCGGTTGAATGGTCTATAGGTGGGAAGATAGACAAACAGATCTTTGATGTATCAGATGCCAAAAGAGCAAGCAAAGAGATAACAAGATCTACAGGTGCAGATTATGATATAGGATTTGCAGTTGAATCTCCTTTGTCAAATGGTTTAAGATCCATCGTAGATATCTTTTTGACAGTTGGTATTTTTCCGGTCTACAGACAGGATTCTATATCAATCAGGGCATGTACAGATCCCGAAGGAATAGAGACTAGAAAAACACCTGATTTAAGAGCAGAGATATCTGATTATGATATTATTGATGTATTATCACATGACTTCTTTTCACCCGATATATCAAACATCTATAGAACAACATATATAAAATACAACTTTACAAATGTTTATTATTCTGGTGGTGTTTACAATGGATCTCGTGTTGATTCTCTTCCTGCTCTTTCAGAGATAGAACGTGATTTCAGTCTGTACTATCTAGGAGATCCTGACAATAGACAGTCTCAAGCATTGCAAGATTTGCGTAGATTAAGAGTTTGGGATCTATACATCTCTGAAAGATTGTCTGTTAGATTGCCCCTTCGATTTGCTACATTAGTAGCAGGTGATATTGTAACCTTCAGATCTAACTATGTTGAACACCTTTATGATACAGTAGATCCTATTTACAAAGGTAGATATTGCATGGTTTTGGGTTGTGATTACTCAATAGATGCTCAAGAGTGTACGGTTACATTAGGAATTCCATCTCCCAAAATGCAAAGAACAGAAGATACAGAAGATTCTGATGGTGCTTATAGTGGGTGGTTACCAAACTCAACCTATAACAATACACAGATGTTTATATGGTTATCTAGTGATGTCAATATGAATGAATCCGGCGGAGACGTAACAACATGGATAGATAGACAGAACTCCTTCTCATTCTCGAATCAAGCAGGAAATAACAACAACTATAATACAGGTGCCGGATCACCATCTAAATCTATTACTGTATCAGGTTTTTATTTTGCTAGATTTGCCTTTGGTGATCATGAATTCCTTGCTACAACATATAATTCTAAAATGGATCTATCGGGTACAGATGGAATTTGTGTAGCTATGCTAATGCGTGCTTCTGCTGATCCGATTGGTGATACTGATTTTTCAGGCGGTAATTATTACAAGGCGCCTCTTGTAAACTGCGGTAGATCTTACCAGTTACATCTCTTAGATTCTTTTTCAGGCTCAACCTATACAAACGCAATAGGCTACGACAACAATAGTAATACTTTTCATCAAGATAATCAGATCGCTCCTCCTGATTCAAACTGGAAGATTGTTATTTATTCTTCTGCTGATGTTGCAGGATACACCGGAGAAGAAGGGTTGTATGTCAATGGTACAAGAGTAAACACTTCAGATTTTCCTCCTACAAATACAGATATTTCTTTGTCTCCAAACTTCAGAATAGGAAGAGATCCCGATATCAATTATGCAAATCAGACACAACAATTTAATTTTGCTTTTGGCTCTTTTGATCTTGCTGAGTTACTAACCTTCTCAATACCTCTTCATGATGCAGAAAGGGAAAAGGTAGAGGGCTATATTGCCCATAAGTTTAAACTCACTGCTCTTCTTCCTGCTTCTCATCCATATAAAAACACAGTACCAACATAAAGGAGAATACAATGAAAGACTTTTACTGGTGCAGAAAACTACTTGCAAACAATGAGTATTATTATGTATACGTCACAAAGGAGTTTGCTATGACTCTTTGTATCAAACAGGGATATGAGATCAACATAGATCCTTCAGAAGTTCCTGAGAAATTTAAAAAAGAATACAATAATCCATACTAAAAAATAGGCTCTTTCATGATTAGATATTCAGTTGATTCTCCTCCTGTAATAGATCATTGTGTTGCTCGTGGTTTCAAAACCTTCAAAGGCAAGTATGATCTAAATATTATCGCCTGTAGGAATATGTTAGAACGTCCAGACACTTTTCAAGATACAATTCATGTAGTCTATTGGGATCAGAAGTGGGTAGAGTATGTTTTTCCCTGTACAACGCACGCAGGACAACACTATCTTTTGAATCCATCGAGATCTTCAGGTGTTGCAATCCTTAAGCATAATCATCAATACAGGTCCTCTTTTAAGATTGGGATGCGTTCTAGTGGCTATGAGTGTCTTGTACCCTGTAAAGACATACCTGTGTGGAGAGATGGAAATAGAGACGATGTTATAGACTATGGAGGAGCAGATCACGATTCTGCAGGAATACAAATTCATCGTGCAAATGCTTCTAACACCTCTTTGAAGATAGGACGATATTCAGCCGGTTGTGTCGTTCTACAGACAGGATTTAATGATTTTATGGATCTATGTCATAAACAAGTACAGAATAGAAAAGGATCAACATTTACACTAACAATATTAAAAGGAATACACTTATGAAAATACCTTACGCAACACTATCAAAAGTCTTGATGGATCAAATCTATAATACATACATTCAAATAAGAGCTGCAAAGAGTGATGATTCTGATGGAGGTAAAAAAGTCACTAGAAAAGAAGTATGGGATCTTGTAAGCAACTTTATTCTTATCACAGGGATGAAAATGGAGGAGTTGATATCAATAAACAATGGTATGAATTATAACGTGCGTTTTAGATGGCAAGTTATACAAGTTATTGTCAAAAGTTTAAATGATCTACCTGAAGCATTTGAAGAAGCAAAAGCCGACGATCAGAGAATAGATAAACAAGAGGCTATAGAAATCGTAGGTCAAATATTGAAAAAATCTATTCCTGAGATTCTTAATCTTGCAGAGGATGAATTATAATATAGGCATGGATATCTCTAGTTTGCTTAATGCCGTAACAGGTCAGTTTGGGGCTTTGTGCCTTGCCTGTGTTGTTTTGTGGAACCTCATGCAGTCACAGAAACAATACATGGAAAGGCTATATAAAGACAATAAAGAAGATCGAGAGTTGTATAGGACTACCCTCACAAACCTATCACAGAAGATCGATAAAATAGGTGAAGATATAGCTGAGATAAAAAGGGAATTGAGATAATGGAAATGATGTATGATATTCTTCTTAATGCAGGCCCTATTGGATTACTCGCTCTATATGCAATATATTCAAACTCTCAGAGTGAGAAGAAGATCGAAATGCTTCTTGAAAAAAAAGAAGAAAAAGAAGAACAGATAAGAGATAGATGGATCGCTGTTGTTGAAAAACTCCAGAAGGAGAGAGATGATATTGAAAAGGATATCGCTAGAAGATTAGAACATATAGAAAAGATCCTGGAGAAGCAGCATGAAAAATGAAACTGAAAATCGCGCATGTGCTTTAGAACTCAATAATGTAATCTATGAGTTACAATCAAAGGGCCATTCTGATAATGCAATTGCAAACGGTCTATTATTTGCTCTGAGTATTCACATTATTAACGCTCGTTTTTCTTTGAATGAAATCATAGAACAACTAACAAAACTTTTTCACAACATAAAAACAGAACTCGGTAAATTAGAGGATGACGATCAAATAAATCTAGAACAAACAAAACCTGTAAACTCTCAATGGGATTAATGGACTGCTCCCCTAAAAAAAACTTTCCCTGTTCTTGTTTT